AACCACGGGGGTCCCGTCGTCTTTCACGATCCGGTAGCCAAGGTAGCTCGGGAATCGCACCTCGCCCCGGGCATCCGGGATGAAGTCGATCAGGTTTTGCTTGGCAAGGCTCGTGTAGATGATCGAGTGCATGATGATGGTGTCGAGATTGTCCGACGCATCACCCATCGTCTGGGCCGCGTCGAGGATCGCCGCTGCCGAGATACATTGCGCCGCAGCAGGAGCCCCCGCCACGTCGGTCGAGATGTTGACCACCATATCGCCGCCGTTGGAGGCGACGTTATTGGCGACCACGCCACGGATGGTCGAGACCAGCACCCGCTGAAACTCACGCATCCACCATGCGGTGACGCGGGAGCCGATACGGGTCATCGGGTCATCGCCAGCGAGTTCGGAGACGAGATCGGCGTCGGACCATGCCTTGTTCCGGTTTTGCCGGATGGCAATGTCCTGCCCCGTAGTGATCTTGTCGGGGACCGCATTTACTGCCGGGTCGTCCGACGAGATATTCGCGGTCGAAGCATCCCCAAGGTCTTTCCAGAACGGCACGTTGACCGTCTGACCACCGCCTTGCAGGAAGTTCGCAAGCATAGCGTCCTGACGAAAAATGCCAGCCTGAAAGATGGCTGACTTAATCGCAGTCTCTTTGAGCATGTAGGGGACGAATACCGATGGCACGATGGCATCGGTCAGTCTGGTAACGGCCATGAGCAGCCTCCGTTGAGGGTTTAAGCCGCTCACGCCGTCCGATTAAAAGACCGTCACCGCCCCTTGTAGAGAACTTTGTTTGGGTCTTTGCCAGCGGCCAGAATAAGCGACTTCGCTAGATCCGGGTTTTGTTTGAGGATACGACCCTGCTCAGTGAGGTTTTCCTGCCCGTCTTTCCACGGATTGTTCGCGGTCAGATGGCCGGGAGCCCCACGCGAAGCGTCCTCTCGGAATAGCCCTGCTCCTACGGTTGCCAAGGCGAACGCGAGTTTTGCGTCCGTTATCTTGCCATCCTGCGTAAGCAGTCCCGCCCCTTTGAACGTATCCCTCAATCCCAGACCGTTGAGCGCCGCCGCCGCATGGCTTACGCCTTCGGTATATCCGGCACCCTCGACGGGACCCCACTTTGCGACGATCTCCTGATGAGCAGAGCCGATCTTTCTTTGCTGATCGGTCCACGCATCGTTCATCTGCTTCTGCGTTCGCAGGACGAACTTGTCATGGAGTGACTGCGCTTGGTGGGGGGATAAGCCCGCCTCGTGCGACCAAGTCTTGTATTCGGTCGCAAAGGCGTCGTCGTACGGGAAGTTCTCCTGCACACCCTGCGGCAACTTCAGTGTGTAGTCGCCGGGTGTTTTGGGCTTGCCCAAGGCGGTGTAGAGCTTTTCGTAATCTTCCTTCGGCGCGTTTGCGTCAGGAATGACGATGCTCTTACCGAGACGACCTTCCAACTCGCGATAAGACGCCACGACGACGTCCGGCGAGCTGGCTTTGTCCCATCCCTTTTTGGCAGCCAGATCCCGGTTCCCTGCGTCTTGCAGGCCAGTGATCCAACTTCCGCCGGATACTACTGAAGAATCCCCAGAGCCCCCGGCTGCGCCTGCCTGCGGGTTGCCCGCTGGCGCGGACCCAACATTCGGCTGGTCGACCATCTTTTATCCCTCCGTTTGTGTTTCGACAAGTCGGAGTCGACTTGCCGCAGTTTCACGCGCCGCCGCTTCGAGCGACTGTCTTTCTTCATCGGACATTCGCAGGTAGCGGAAAATCCGTCCGTACAGCGCCCGCAAGCCTTCGTTGAACACGATCTGATCGCGTCCACTATCGAGCGGTGTCACACGATAGAAGCCGGAAAAATCCGCGAGATCGACCAGAACCAGCTCTTGGTCTTCGTTGGTCGGGGATCCCATGAAGGTGCGCTGATACGCCAGCGCCAACCTTAACTCAGCCTCCGCTGGGGAGGCCCGAAGCTCCCGGAACAGGCGGTTTACCAAATTGCGAAAGTAGCGCATTCGTCGCGTCTACAGCTCCAGCGGGTGCATTCTCGTTTGCTGCCATACCTTGCCGTGCCATGTCGAGGAGGCCGCCGATCCCGCCTGCGGCAGCGGGAAGTTGTTGCGCGGTTTCCGCTGCATTGCGACCGGCAATCGAGGCGTCTTTGGCAATGCCGCCAGCGGCGGTGCCTGCCTGCAATGCCATCATTGCCTGCTGCTGCTTCAGGGTTTGCTCGCGTTTTGCCTGCATGATTGTCTCGGGGACCAGCGTGTTGGCCGGTGCCCCGAAGATCTCGCGCAGGTTTCGGATCGTCTGGTCGAGATCGAAATTGTCGAGGATCTCCGGCTTCACCTTCACCATCGGCAGCGCGACGTTGAGCAGCTGCGTGGTGCCGACGCCCTCGTTGGCCCGCCGCATCCGGTCGAGCGGCGAGGACATGCGGACGGCAATCTGTCGCCCGGACAGGGAAGAGGGCGGTGCGAGCGGGGAGGTCGGACGAAAAACCCCCAACCGACCGAGGATCCCCAGCTCGCGGTCTGCCATTGTCGATAGCGCCGCCTGTATTTTGCCGCCCGCCGGACCAAGTAATTCCCCTTTTTCGTTCGCCCGGAGCATCGCTTGGGTTGCCGTCATCTCCTTGTCTTTTATGAGCGTTTGGAAAAGGTTGATATACATGGTCTCTTTGACGCCCATGCGCCGCGCTTCCATCACCTTTTCGGCAAAGTCTGGACTCTGGGCGGTGAGCAACGGCTTCACCCGCAGGCTGCCGTCCGGTCCGATGGCCCCCGGATTGATCGCTCGGGGATTGAGGTTTGGCCGGTTCATCATGCCGTCGTGAACCATGCCCAACGGCGGATCGGTCCATTGCGCGAACGCCCGCAATTCCGATTTGCCCATCATCTGCAATGACTTGATCTCGGACAGGCAGAGCATGACCGGGCTTTCGCCGTAGGGCCCGTTGTCCTGTTGCAGCCAGTGGTAGATCGCGAACGGAAATTCGTAGAAACCGGAATCCGACAGCAAGTGCTTGGTGTCGACCTCAACGTAGTAGCTGGCGATAGGCGAGCCCTTGATGGTCTTTTCCAGTCCGTAGCCGACGCCGCGACTCGCTGGCTGCTTGTCGTAGTAGTCCGATCCAATCGGCTTTACGTCGTAGCCGTGGCCATAACCGCTCTGGTCGAACAGGCCGATGATCGAGCCGGTCTCACGGCGCGGGCAGACGGCGTGAATGACCTCAATCGGCTGATCGAGATTGCCCTGCTCGAACAGGGTGCAGACCCGCGCCGAGCAATTCTTGTGGCCGAATTTGGCGATAAGCTGCTTCACCGTGAAAGTGCGGACGCGGTAGTTGGTGTCGACGCTGCCGTTCTCGTTGGTGCCCAACATGCACTCCGGCAGCGGGCAATACTGGTAGCGGATTGGCACGTAGGTCTCGCCCGGAGGCGGTTTCAGGTCGGGCTGCTCGATGTAGAGAACTCCCGTGCCGAAGGCGACACACGAGCGCATCGCTTTCTGATGCCCGGGAATGAAGCCAGCCTTGGGATCGTAGCGCAGCGAAAACTGAAAATTCCGCAGGCTTTCCAGATAGATGTTTTCTTCGTCGGTCGGTTCCGGCTTGAGCACGTCGGCAACCGTGAGCCCGTGCCACTTCTCCGATTGCGGCGTGACAAGGCTCTCCATGCCGGAGGCCAGCCGCTCGACGGACATCATGCCGGTGTTGTCGTAGATATTCTTGACCGGCGCGGTCGTGTTCGGGCCTGACATTCCGGCGGTCTGCGGACGCCCGGATCCGGCAATGATGGTGTTGAACGAGTTGACCGCTGATTCGGTCGGCAACACCAACCGCGCAATGTCCATCCACACTTGCAGCCAGTAGTGCCGGTCGGAGGCAAGACCGTTAGTGCGATCAATGATTTCTTCAGCAATGCCCACTATTTCCCCCAATTATAGCCGTAGCGGCTACGGGCCTCGACCTCGTAAGGATTGTCCCAATAGCCACGTCGGGCAACCCAGAACAAATAGCTGGCACAGAAGATCACGAGCCCGTCGCGCTCGGCCTGCTCGGAATGCACCCGCTCGTGCTCGCGGATGATCGGATCCTCCATGACGCGATCATCAAGACAGTAGACCCGCCGCCACGGCATCCAGATCGCGTAGAAGCCAAAGCGCCTGAGAAACCACCCCCAGAAAAGACCAGCTCTTACGAACTTCGGTTCGTGCCTGAGTTTCGCGGGAGGACCCATGTCACCCGATCACCGTTGCGCTTTTTGCCGCCTTCGACGGGTCGATGACGGTCGCTTCGCCGCCGGATCCGGCAAGACCGGCGCGGATCTGCTGAAACCGCTGGTTTGCCTCACGCCCGGGCGGGCTCGGTGTGTCCGTTGGGGGAGGAGGCGGCGCTGGTACCACCTGTGTTTTACCGCCACCGAAGCACATGCGTCCCTCCTAAAATCTGAGCGGTTGCTGAAAGGCGTACGGGATCGCCGTCGAACGGGCTGTCTCCCGCGCCGTGCTCGCGTCTGATTTGGCTTCCGTCCGCGTCGAGCCCAACGGCTCGCCGTAGGCATTGACGGGCTCTTCTTGGAATTGTCCGATGTTGCTCGCCGGGTCAGTGCGAGGCGGCACCTTCGGAGGAGGTGGCGCTGGAGGCGCGTAAACCGTTTGACCGCCGCCGCCGAAACACATGATTGACCTACGAGGTTGATCCGAGGGTCGTTGCGCCCGTGGTCTTTTGTCCTGCCGTGCCGTAATCGGATGCACCGAGGCCGCCGGTCAAGATCGTCGCGCCGAGGCCGCTGGCGCGGATCGCCTTTTCTTTTTCCTGCTGGACCCGGGCGAGGTTTTCGGCTGCGTCAGTTGTCGGCGCTGGCGGGAGAGGTTGTGGAGCTACTGAAGGTGCGCCCATTGGTTTTCCCCTTTCGCACAACATTACCGTACGGCCCGAAGACGTGATCGGACCGTAGCCAAGCATATTGCACAAAATTCATCCCGTCGCGACCCCATTCCGGCAGCTCGCACTCCCGCTTGAAATTCATCCATTCCAGCCAGCGGTGCGCGTCGTAGTGGTGCGCCGAGGCCCTTGCCTCAATCCGTCTGACACCCCACTCGTCAAAAAGACCGATGATCTCGGCCCGCGCCCAGCGGGAGATCTCCGGCATACACAGGGCTTTTTTCTCGGTGCCCCACGCCCACGCCGAGAACAGCCACGGCATCAGCTCGGACTGGCGATTGAAGCCGAAGCAGAACTCCGGGTTACCGTCGACCCACACAACGCGCCCGAAGCCGCCGAC